ACATGGTGCGCCTCGTCGGCTCATACGTCACCAAAGGTCTGTCCGACGAAGAGATACACGCCATAACAGATAGCTTCACACTGGCAGGCTACACAGTTGATGACACACGCAACGAAGTGCAGAAGGCAATCGACGGTGCCAGAAACAAAGGCTGGACACCACCGCCAGACCCCGTGCAGCAGCGCATAGAGCAGCAGAACGAGGCACTGAGTGAGGAAGCAGAACAATCTTGGCCCACGCCTTACAATATGTTTGATGCGCTCACGCTGCCGCGCAGGGAGTGGGTGTATGGATACGACTACATCAGGAAGTACATCAGCGTAACAGCATCGGCAGGTGGCATTGGTAAAACTTCCCTAATTAATGTGGAAGCCATAGCAATTGCAACAGGCAGGCCGCTCCTCGGCGTGGCAGTCAAGCAGCAAACAAACGTCTGGGTCATAAACTTAGAAGACCCAATCGCTGAAATGCAGATGCGGACAATAGCCGCCATGCAGCACTACGGTATCACGCCAGAAGAAATCAAAGGCCGACTGTTTATGGATGGCGAGGACACTATGCAGATCACCCTCGCGGCAGAAGGCAGGGACGGGCTGATCACTAACGACGACATGCTGGCAGCCATGATCAGAGTTGTGAAGCAAAACAACATCGGCGCAATCATTCTCGATCCGTTTGTGTCAGCTCATCTGGTCAACGAGAACAACAACGGTAGCATCCAAGCAGTCGTTGCCATGCTCAGAAAGCTTGCAAGAGACACAAACAGCTCAGTGCAGCTCGTGCATCACATCAGAAAAACAAACGGGGACGATGCAACGATTGACAGTGTGAGAGGTGCTGGCAGTCTGATCGGGGCAGCACGGGCAGCAAGAGTGATCAACCGAATAACGCCAGACGATGCAATGGCGCTGGGCGTAGACGAACACGAAGCGCTCGGCATATTCAGAGTTGATGACGGCAAGGCAAACCTGGCACCACCATCAGACAAGGCAGTCTACAGACGCATGCAGTCAGTGGAGATCGCCAACGGGGAACATATCGGGGTTGCCACGGAGTTTAAGCTGCCTGACCTATTCGACGGCGTGACAGCCAAAGACCTCAGAGAGGTGCAAAAGAAAGTCGCAGAAGCCGAAAAGAATAAAGACCCATACAGAGCCGACATCCGAGCAGATGATTGGATCGGGAACTTAGTTGCCGAGCATTTCAATCTTGATCTAGACAAACCAAAGGACAAGGCAAAGGTAAAAACAATCGTGGCAGCTTGGATAAAGTCCAACAGCTTGAAGATTGAGGAAGTGCCGTCAACAAGGCATGGACGGGATGTAAAGGCTGTTATTGTCGGTGAAATGGTTAATTGGGATGAAGTCTAAGAAATTCCACAGTTCCACAGTTAAGAAAAACGCAACTGTGGAACTGTGGAAATCAACAATATCAATGGGTTAGAAGGCAAATGATCGTAGCAGCTTCCACAGTTCAAACACAAAAAAACCGCCTCTGCTGGGCGGTTCGGGACTGTTGCATATTTGCAACCACAGTTGTTTTGCTGAATTTCCTACGGAAATTATCGAACTACTGTGGAAGTGTCAACCCAGCAAAAAGAAAAAAAGAACCAAAAAAAGAAAAAGGCTTCGCCAACAGCGAAAAGCCCTTGGCTTTCTTAGCTGCTTTGACAGTACAGAATGCCAAAGCCACAGGTTTTCCCTTCGCTTACGCTAGGGAAAATCAGTGGCATTTTGAAAGAAGCCTGTAAAACCAAAGTCAGAAGAGAAAGAAAAGAAATCGTGGCAACAATGAAGATCGTAAGGAGATGTGGAACATGGGACAAAAGCAGCAGATGAAGAAACCTGGCAGGCAAGTAAGGCAAAAGAAGTCGGATCGTATATTGCATGGCAGTCAGTCCAAGGATGCCATCTTGTGCGATTATGCTTTGGCTCCCGTAGATCGTATGGCAATCGAGATGGATAAGAAGTGGGGGACTGATGTGCTGCCCGAGCTGGTCAGTGTCTCGATGTCGCAAAAGTATGGCAGTGCGGTGGCTAAGATGAATGCGGCTGTTGAGGCAGGCGATCCAGAGGAATGCAAGAAGAGAGCTGAGGTTGTCGTAAGGGGTATGCAAGCGATGGATGCTGAGGCCGAACGTGTGGGGGCGCAGAGAGCGTCTACGGACGTTTGGGAAGTAGAGGTCAATGGAAAGGTTTACGGCATCATGAGGGACGGTAGATCGTGGCGCACGATAAAGGAGCAGCGGCCTGAGCTTGAGCTGCTCACGATGCGTGAGGTGGCGTTGGCGTATCAGTTCTGGCAGGAGAGTAAGATTGAAGAGTTCGAGCAGGCGGCAAAGAAAAGCTTTCCAGGTGCCGAGGTCGTCAACATAACAGGAAAAACATTTGATGATCCTATCCCATGGTGATAACGTGATGGCACCTGATGGCACAAAGCTTAACCCATTTCCCTTTGTGCAATCTGCCTCACTGAACTGGCCCAGCATTGCGCTGGGCCTTTTTTCTGAGTACACTTACAAAAAACATTGAGGACTAACATGGCTAAGAAACCTGTAAAGATTGACGCAGACCTGATGCACAAGATTGCAGACAGGTTGGCTGTAGGTGAAACACTCAAGGACATACTGAAGTCAGACAGCATGCCAACGTACCAAGGCGTGATGCAAGCTGTGCTGCGTGATGATGAGCTGTACGAGATATATCGTAAAGGCAGGGTCATGCAGTCAGAGTATTTTACTGACCACATCAACAGCCTGGCAGTGTCGCCATTGCCTGAATTTGAGGACAACAGGCTTGCCAATGCAGAGGTGCAACGGCGCAGGTTGGAGATTGACACGTTGAAGTGGACGCTAGCACGTAACATGCCTTGGGGTGTGCGTGACAAGAAAGAGGATCAGCCACAAGCCCAGACGTTTACAATCAGTTGGGCTGGTGGAGATGTTGCGTTCAATCCTGTCGCTGATGAAGAGCAAGACGACGACAAGCAGGCGACAAAGCATTGATGCAAAATCATGTGTATATTACACATCCTGTCGTTGACAGCTACGCGCGTGAGGCAGGCGGCTGGATCGCCTCGGCATCGGGGCAGATCGAGCAGCCTCGGCAGGGTGGCAACCACTACATCTTGTGGTTTGCGTTTGATGCATGGCTCCGTCTGATATTTTCTGTAGCAATATCAATGGCTTACAAAAGTTTTAACATAATAGCTGTTATACGACTGGGGTTTAGCCATGCATTTTGCGAATACCGCACCCCCACCCCCCCTGACAATCGCCGCCACTTTCTACCACGTATATCACCCGACTGGAGTATACGTTTTGTCTGACAGCCTAACAGCCGAGCAGTACGCAATGCTCAATCACCTAAGCGCCTTACGCCACGGCATCCTCACCTCAGCCTCGGTGTCAAAGCAGCTAGAGTGTGCAGTGTTGCTTATTGATGTTTATGAGGCTATCTTGGAGAGACATGGGATACTGATTTATGAAAATCAGGAAGAGGTCACAGAGCATTGACGCATATTGAGATACCATATGAGCCTAGACCGTTGCAGATGTCGTTGCATAACGAGATGCAGGAGAAGCGTTGGGGCGTTGTGGTATGTCATCGACGGTTTGGCAAGACTGTCTGGGCGATCAATCATATCTTGCGTCATGCGTTGCTTTCTCAGAAACAGAACCCCCGCTATGCCTATATGGCACCCACCTATCGTCAGGCGAAGAATGTAGCCTGGGATTATATAAAACATTTTGCAGGTGGCATACCGAATGTGAAGTTTCACGAGACTGAACTGCGGTGCGATCTACCTACGGGGGCGAGAATATCGCTTCTCGGTGCTGAGAACCCTGACAGCTTGCGCGGTATCTATCTTGACGGCTGCGTGATGGATGAGGTCGCTGACATGCCTGAGAATGTGTTTCCTGAAGTCCTCAGACCTGCGCTGTCGGATCGGAAGGGGTTCTGCATATTCGTTGGCACTCCCAAGGGGCATAATGCGTTTTATGATTATTATGAGCAGGCGACTGGCGATCCTGAGTGGTTGTCGGCTGTGTACAAGGCGAGCCAGACTGGGCTGCTTGACGATGAGGAATTGGAAGCAGCCAAGCGGATGATGACGCATGATCAGTATATGCAGGAGTTTGAGTGTAGCTGGAATGCGAATGTGCCTGGTGCTATTTATGGTGCTGACTTAGAGAAGATTGCGACTGCTGGGCAGATTACGAAGGTGCCTTATGATCCGACTGCCAAGGTGGACACATGGTGGGATTTGGGCGTTGGGGACAGCACGAGCATACTATTCACCCAGACGATTGGTCGGGCTGTTCATGTGATTGATTACTATGAGAATAGAAATCAGGGTTTGCCTCATTATTGCCAGATATTGAATGAGCGGAATTATTTGTATGGGACGCACAATGCCCCGCATGACATTGAGGTTCGGGAGCTTGGGTCTGGGAAGTCTAGGCGGGAGACTGCTTGG